ATTATATTTTCTCCACTATGATTTCTTTACAATGAAATCTGATTGCTAATTTTAATTGGTTTATTTCTTCATGATTTAATTCAGACAAAGCTTTTCTTGATAAGCTGTAGCCTTCTAAAATACATTCGCTGTAAGTATTAAATTCTTCTTTTTGTACTTGACCTAACAAGCACTCTGGTTGTGGACCATTGAAGGTACACAAATATAAAATAACTATATATTTCATTAGTATTGCCTGGAGGATTTCTCCACCAGGCAAAAATGTTATTGATTACTCAACAGCATAGATAACTTGACATTTAATAGTTCCAGTAGCTGTACCACCACCAGTAGTTACTAAAACATCAGTTTCAGCTGTTTGTTCGTATGCAACACCATCGATAGCACCATCTTCAGACATGATAACTTTTCCAGCAGTAGCAGCAGCTGTTGCTGTTATATATCTGTCTGCATCAGCACTATCTCCAACTGCAAGAGTTACTCCAGATCCTAAAGCATCATGATGAATTACTACATCATAAACTTTTGCACCTTTTGGTAATCTCGCAACTGAGATGTCTGAGCCAGAAGCTAAAGAAGAAGCTTCATAGACATCGTATTGCACTCTTAATTTACCAGACCACTCGCCACTATCAGTATTAACTACTGGATCAGCTGTGATGTTAGTAAAGTTAGTACCTTTTACACTAGCCATATTACTATCCTCCTATTATGCTTCATGACATTGCACACTAACTACTTTTTCGTCTTCAAGTCTTGTGCTTCCCATAGTCATGCAAACATAAACCTGTAAAGCATAACCTTTGTCATTTCTTTCATCTATTCTTGTCATGATGTCTTGACCTAAAGCCAATTTCATAGCATCGTTAGTGAAAGCTAAGCACTCTCTTTTGCTTGAAGCAATCGATAGTCTGTTAGATACAATAAAGTTAAAGCCTAAGAATGAATTGATTTCTCCAGAAGCTAAAGCCTTAACTGTATTAAAGTCAGAGCTTGTTACTTCTGTTGTTCCTAACAAATTCGTAATTTGTTTTGGAGAGCAAACAAAACTTCTTGGCAAACTAGGATCTACATCAGCTAAGTCTAAGATTTCTTTAGTCTGTCTTAGTTTAGCGATTGTTAATCCATCTGTACCAGCTTCTGTAATTTTCTGTGCACTTGGAAGAGCAACAGCAGTTGAGCCTGTTTCTCCAGAGTACGCAGTTCCAGTTACAGCAGCGATTATTTCATCATCCATGGCTCTTCCCATTGCCATTGCAGCAGCTAGAGCATAGTTTGATGTGGGATCAATAAGAGTTCTGATCTTATCTTGGTTATCGATTAAGTCAGCCCACTCATAGTCCACCATACTGATTCTTCTTCTTGAATGTTCTGAGTCAATTTGAGGTGTATCAGAATGCCTTGAAACTCTTTTTACAGCTGTAACTGCTCCAAGTCTTTCAAAGTAAGCATGCTTGCCCACCACATTTTCAACATCAACAACATTTCTTAACAAAGAACCTTTTTGTTGTGATAGCATTTGTACATTGTTTGAGTACTGTTGTACGAATGCCTCTGTAATAGTTGAACTCATAATAAGTTCCTCCTATGTTGGTTGATTAAAGTTAATCGATTTGATTTTCCTCGTATGAGGATCTCGTCTTTAGATTTTAAGTCTCCAATTTGACTTTTTTCTTAGAGGTCTTTTCAGGTTGTCTCTTAGAATTTTTTGTAGCCCAATCATAATATTTTTGAGCTATAGGCAGAGGATCTTTACGATCATTCTCTGGTCCAAATTCAGTCGCTAATCTTAAACACTCAAGTTTAATTTCAACCTCTGAAATATCTTCTGAAGGTTCAAACTTTTCATTAGCCATTGAGCATCTCTCTTAGTTTAAGAACTTCCTCAACAGATTTTCTGTGATTTGGATGTGTCTTATTCCAATAAGCAGATCCTTCTTGCGTAAGTTCAGTTATTTCTTTTTCAATATCTTTAGCAGTCATATATTGAGATCCATCTCCTTGAATGATTGGATCTTCAGATAATTTATCTGCTAATTCAGAGAAAGCTTTTATAACTGTTAAGTTATCTCCTAATCTTGATCCATCTTTTAAAATGGTATCATTTAAGAAATCTTCTCCTAAAGAATTTACAGCTAACTTCTTTGCCTGGTCTAATCGTTTTGAATATTGAGGACCAAACTCTTTTTTAAGTTCAGCTTCAGTTCTCATTTGAGCTTGAGTTGCTTGTTCTTCTAAACTTTGAGATTGATTTTGATTTAGCTCGTTATAAAATTTAATTAAACCTTCAGCTTGCTTAGGAAGTAATCCTAATCTGTGTGCAGTTTCATTAAATGCTTTAACAGAGTTTTCGTCAACTTCTTGATCTTTAAAATTATATTTGTAGCCATCTGGTGTATCTGGTGCACCAAGTCTTTTAAATACTTCATTCCAATCCTCATCAGTTGCATGCTTATTAGGAACTGGAATTTTGTCAGCTCCTACAAGTTTTTGTGCATGAAGATAACTTTTTACAAAGTCCTCCATGTTATTAAAATTATTCAAAGATTTTTCTTCTCTAAAACTTTCTGGAATTAAATCTTTAAAATTA